AAATATAATAACCGCGACAATGTTCATAGTTTAAGTGATGATATCGATAGAATCAATGGACTAGGTGATGTAATCGCCAAGTGCGGTAAGATCTTGAAATTACCTGGACAAAGTCGTAATTATGGTAGATGGGCAAATAAAGAATCTATTGGTAGACGAACATTGGAGAAGTATATCGATACATTCGCGTCTCATCCCGACGCAAGAGAAATTCAATCAGAATTACAAATTTTACAACAAGCTGCAAATTCAAATGTTATTTGGGACGAAGTAAAATCTATTGAGATCTATACACCAGACCAAACAGAATATGTATATGATTTTACAGTTCCAGCAAATCAAACCTTTATGACATATTCTGGTATTATTGTACACAATACACTCAATACATTCCATTTTGCGGGTGTAGCGTCCAAGTCAAATGTAACACGTGGTGTGCCAAGAATCGAGGAAATTCTGTCTTTATCGGAAAATCCTAAAAATCCATCCGTAACTATTTGCTTGCCTTCAGACCAAGAAGGAAGCAGAGAAAACGCACAAAAGCTTATCCCAATGATTGAGCATACAAAATTAAATGAAATCGTCAATTCTGTAGATATTTGCTTTGATCCAGACGATTTAAATAGTCTTATTGAAGAAGACATTGATGCTTTAACTCAATATTACGAATTTGAGCGTTTAGTAGACCAGTGTGGTGGTCAGCAACTTGTCTCTTCCAAGAAAAAGTCGAAATGGATTATTCGCATGGAGATGGACAAAGAGGCAATGCTTGATAAGAATATTACCATGGACGATATCAATTTCGCAATCGGTAATAGTTTTAATGAAGAAGTTCATTGCGTATATTCAGATTATAACTCGGACAAGTTAATATTCCGTCTTCGCCTCAATAATATGCTTGCGAATAAAAAGAGTGCTGGCAAAGTAAATCCGCTCGATCAGTCTGATGAAATTTATCTGCTCAAAAATTTCCAAGATAATTTGTTGAACAACATTATTCTAAGTGGTGTTAAAAATATCAAAAAGGTTGTTTTACGCAAGATTACAGATAATCTTGTAAAAGAGGATGGTAAGTATAATAAACAGGAGAGCTGGGTTCTAGATACGGTAGGAACTAATTTAATGGAAATATTATCGTTGGATTATATTGATGTTAATCGAACAGTGAGTAATGATATTCAAGAAATTTATCGCATGTTTGGTATTGAGGCAGCCAGAAATGCTATTTTCCAAGAACTCACAGAAGTAATTGAGTTTGATAGCGCATATATTAACTATCACCACCTAAGTATGTTATGTGACCGTATGTGTTACAAGTCCAAAATGATTTCCATCTTTAGACATGGTATTAATAATGACGATATCGGTCCTATCGCAAAAGCATCATTTGAGGAGACGCCTGAAATGTTCTTAAAGGCAGCCAGACATGCTGAGTTAGACCCTATGCGTGGCGTATCTGCCAACGTAATGTGTGGTCAACAAGGATATTTTGGGACATCTGCCTTCCAAGTATTGGCTGATATTAATGCTCTTATGGAACAAGAACCAGTTGAGGACGTGGATGAGGAAGATGAATTAGGTGACAATGTTATCGACAATGCGTTTGAAGGAGCATCTGGTCAAGACGATAAATGTAGTATTAATAATTTAACAATTGACAATAATACAATGAATATTAAAGAACTCGATTTAGGAGGGGCTGACGATGACTATGATATTGAATTTTAAAACATGACAAAGATAACAAATATGATAACATAACAGACATAACAAAGATAACAAAGATGATAACATAACAGACATAACAAAGACAACACAGTATAAATAAACCCAATTTGATTTAAACATAACTTGATAATTGTATATTAAGTTATGAACATTTTTGAAACAATATTTAAACATGAATATAATAAAATAGAAGATAGTGGTATATCCAATTTATTTTTATTTGCTCATAATTTTACGTACTCTAAATATATATCACATCCTAAATACAGTTGGGATAAGTATATACAATATAAATTTTTTGTATTGCTAAATTTTCTAAACACCCCGTTGGTAGATGAAAATACAAAAGGTATCATATTGAATCTGTTTTCAATTACGCAAAGACATATGTTATCACTCTATCGTTTTAAAACAGTGTGTTTATTTAAAACAAAGAAATGCTTAACAGACCAAGTAGATTTAAATTTTACCCCGTTAAGTGAATTACCTTCAAAACATACAATTGAACTCATTCACTGCAATACAAAATATCAGTTTTCTGTATTTGATTTAATACGAATTATCAATACGTCGTTATCGTATGAATACAATTTTTTTCCTGATCCTCAAGACATTAAAAATCCTTGGAATAATAAGCCGTTTACAATACACCAGCTGTACAATATTTACTTTTTTATTTACTTTTCTAATATAAGTGTTCCCATTTTATTTTCTCGTTTTTACCAAAGCAACTTTTGTTTACAAACATTTGAATATTACAACCAATTTATTATAAAAAATTATGTCATAGAGAACTGTCATTTATTATCTGATAATAAAAAGGCTCATTATATTTATTGTATGGTTGAATTATATAATGTTAAAAATAGTCGTTTTTGTATCAACATTGATGATGATTTTCCAGAACGTCGACTTATTGAAGTTATGGGGAAATACATAAAATCATATTTACTGTCAATATATTCATATGAAGAAGACCTGTGTTTCAAATATAAACTATTATTAATAAAAAGGTTGAGGCAATTTCAGAAGGAGAATCGTTTTTTCGGAAGAAAAATACATTGTTTACATATTAAAAAACTGTACTATATTAGTCGGTTATATTATGATGAAAAACAAACTATGAATATTCTAATAACCGACGATATATATTTACCTACTCCTTCTTTTATTTCTTTACAACATAAAAGTTATTTTATTGATTTTAAAGATAATAATGATTACACTGTATTTCCTGTATTCAACCAAACAAAAAAACGGGTAACAGAATACAATGATGATCATTATTTAAAATCAGTAAAATTACAACGGTTTATAGCAAACTATTTATTTACACCAGAACAATTAGGTATTATATCAACTAAGTATCTACCAATTGTAAACAGTATAGTTTATACTACAAATAGTATAATAACGAATATCGTAACTGATATAATTGATGATGATATGTCAATAGATGAAACACTTGATACAATTGAAACATCCGAGACAATTGAAATAACCAACCCGGATGATACAATTGAAACAACCGAGACAAATGATACCACCATTGAAACCGACGTTATTAACTATATTGGTGATATTCGTGTAGACAATGAAAACATAAATATAGAATGTAATCACATAATAAAATATATTTTGGATTTATTAGATGACGAATAGTATAGATATTTAACACTGTTGAATAGTGAATATTTCATTACAAATCAGAATATTTTGTAATGAAAATTATACATTGTTATACTACAATGCTATATTATATGTTGTCAACCAGTGTAAATTTACCAATTTTACTAGCCATTTTGGGCTTTTCAGTAGTTGTTCCTATTATTTCTACTTTTTGGTTGTTTTTAACACTGGGTTTGATAGAATCGTTATAGGTATTATCGTATTTTTGAGAGATATTTGGTTCAGTATTATCGTACGAATTAAACGAAATATATTTGTTTGTAATATCTGGAATCAAGTCATCAAAATAATCGCTTGTCAATAAAGAATGTAATAAAATTATTTCGTCGCTATTTAAATTATATTTCAAATCCGTAAACGACAAAAACATGTTTGGTTTAAACATGAATTGTTTTATGCGATTATACCGTATTAATTCATCTGCCAACTTACTATAGTAGATTTCTTCATTTTCTAATTCGCTAAGTAGATTATTTTTGGGTATTAACATAATATCACCTTCCTTCATGTTTTTTTCAATATGTTTTAATGACTGATTTGTAACAGGAATAAACTCGACGTGAGTTTTCATAAGTTTTTTTAATAGAAGAATTAATCGTTCTAATTGTAAAAAATACACCATTTGGACAGAATTGGATACATTTTCGATTTCATCGCGAGCACTCTTATTTTTAAAATTATTTAATAACATTCTCAGCTTGTTTCTAAACCCGTTATATAATTCGGTTTCTAGTTTTATTTTTATTACATATTCATCTCTTGTCTTATCCGTCTTCTTACTTGTTTGAGTTATTTTATTTACTTGAAGAAAGTTTTCATCATCCACAGTATGTTTAATACTCTGGTCAGTATCCAATTCAGGCTCTATTAATGGAATAAATTGGTTCGTTTCAGTTAATAGTCCAACCAGTAGTTTATCTTCTAGTATTTTTACAACAGGTTTACACGTGATTTCTCCTTTTGTTTCACTAGCAACCATTCTTAAAAACTGTAACGTGTCTTCCATGTTTTGGTGTTGCTGTTCATTATCCATATCAATTAATTCATATGATGTTATAATACCTGACGGAAAACAAGGAATAAATCCAGACATACCGGTTTTCCTAATATTTAACCCTACTACCTTATCATCATAATTAACAACTAAGTTGTCAATGGTGAAATTATACTTATTTAATATTTCAATTGTCTTGTCAAGAGTAATATTTCTTTTAAATTTAATTTCTTTGTATCTATATGCTTGTGGTAGGCTTAGCAGTGGCTTACACATTGAAGAATATATATATTGAATAGTAGTCGATAATTTATTTAATTCGGGAACTCTTTTCATTATATCGGGTGTATATGTTTTTGTAGTGGCGATATTTGTTATATTTTTGGTTGATTTGTCCATTACTATATAAATAGGTTCAAAATAGTCATATTTCTGAATAATAAGTGCGGTATCTCTATCCGGATTGTATTTTGTTGTGGAATAATAATTAGTAGGACAGATTATATTTATATTCGACGTGATATCGTCCTGTGGCAAGTTCATAATCACCAAATTTATACCATTTGGAAATAAAAGTTCATTCGGCTGACATATTAAATCCCATACATAAGTGTAGTCTATTTTAGAAGAGGATGATTTTAGATATTCACTAAAATTGTATAGAGCACTTGTAATTTTTTTAAGTTGGATTGGATTAGATGCTTTTAACTTTGAATAAATAACAGAGTCTTTAATGTCTTCTATGTTAATACTGTCTAAATTCGAACTTTGAAATTCAGCAACTAAGGAACCATTTTGAAGCATAACAAAAATATCAGGTGTCAACATCTTGACTAATACATCCTGAATAAAAGTTTCAACTGTAAATACTGTAGTACTCTTTTCTGAATAAATATCTGCTATACAAGCCAAAAATGATTTATTTTTACTGTTTTCTATTCCTTTCCTTAAATAACACGATTTTTGTTTTTTCAAATTTTTATTTGTAGCACTAACTTGACATTCTTTATTATCTGTATTTATAAATGTTTGAACTATAAATGGCAAATATCCAAACCTACCTTCCTCTAATGGGAATTTTTCAGGCCCTTTAATATAGTCGTCCATATCTTGTTTTATAGTGGGTTTAATAGACGGGTCTTTACTTGTATTATCGATTACTGATTGACTACACTCCTCTCGGCGCTTTTTTTGAACCGGTTTATCCCATGAACTAAAACAGCACGGTACACATTTTCCATCAGGATGAACATCTTTCTTTAAAAATCCAGGATAATGTTGAACATATTTTCCATCTTTTCCGACATGTGTTCGAGGAACAGCGCCTTCAGCATCACTGAATTCCCAAATGTTTTTTCCACGTGGAACTATTTTTGCGTCTTGAGGAATAATGCCACCATACTTTCCACTTTTTACTTCGTCTTCCGTAAGACTGGTATTATTTTTTAAATCCCAAAATCTAGGACAAATATACCAGAATTGCTTATTTGGGTCAGAACCATATTTGATAGCATTTTCATATGAACCAGGGTGTTCTTTATCTATTTTATCTTTTTCTTCATCGGTTAGTATCACTGGTTGTTTTCTTTTATTCCATGGACACACTCGTGAATAGGCATTATATTTTCCGTCAGATACTGTTAAAAATAAGGTTGGATCTTTTTCATGCATTGCTTTAAAAAATGGGTTGGGGTCTGCGATTCTCATACCAGTAACGTCTTTTTCTAATTTTTCACCATCTTGTATCGACAATCTAACTTGTTTCTTCTTTGTCAACTGGCGGCTTAACAACGGTTTGTCTTTGTCTGCCGACGGCTTTGGGGGTGTATTGTTGTCTTTGTCTTTGTCTGCCGACGGCTTTGGGGGTGTATTGTTGTCTTTGTCTTTGTCTTTGTCTTTGTCTGCCGACGGCTTTGGGGGTGTATTGTTGTCTTTGTCTTTGTCTTTGTCTTTGTCTTTGTCTGCCGACGGCTTTGGGGGTGTATTGTTGTCTGCGTCATCTAACTCTATATCAATACCGCTATCGTCTTCAGTGTCATCTAAGTCTATATCAATACCGTTGTCATCGTCTTCTGCGTCATCCAAGTCTATATCAATGCCTTCATCACTTTCTGAAAGGTTTGTATTATTTATACCACCTATTAATTCGTCATCGTCTAATTCTACATCAATGCCTTGATCGTCAGCCTCCTCATCTTCATCGTCAGCCTCCTCATCTTCATCGTCGTCGTCATATAAAAAATCCAATACATTGATAGATTTATCCTTTGATTTTAGAGCCGTTTCTCCAAACACTAAATTCTCAGCCACGACAGCAACAGGTACGTTATCAACAATTCCCTTTTCAGCAGGAGCAATAATTTCATCCAACTCGTACATGTCACCAAACTCCTTT